TCCCATTACATTTCCCCCCAACCGGCCGAGCGCAACCAAGTGTTATCGGCCTCGCTGTCGTCCATAATCCGGCGAACTCGATCCGAGTCTTCACAAGTGTGACACCACACTGGATTGCCATCGATGCCAGTCGAGCCGCACCGATACTTAACTTCGCGGTGACTATAACCGCGCGGAACATACTTAACGATGATGTTTTCGCACATTTCAATTTCTCCCGTAGTTATGAAATGAGTTGCCAATATCGCATAGCTATTTTCGATGGTCAATAAAAAGGCCGGCGGGATCACTCCGGCCGGCCTGTATTAGTCGCGGTAATTATGCGGCGACTTTGTCCAGTAATTTACCGGCGCGGCGCTCAATGTCGATCCGGTTATCTTGGTGCGGAATGTCACGCGCAATAGCGGTGATCGCTTGAGCCGCATCCCACACTGACTCGACGGGGCGGCCTTCTTCTTTTTCGTGCCGTTGCATAGCGGCCTTGGCCATACGCTGACTCAGGCCGGCGCGCTTGGTCAGAAAGTCCAGACGATCATCGTCGGTTTTGGCGACGTTCGCTGACTTAGCTTTCTGGACTCCCTCGACAAAGGTAGACGTCGCACCGCTCGCAAACGATTGCAATGCAGGGCGCGCCTCAATGGCGAAACGATCCGGAGCGAACTTGGTGTGGCGAATCTTGATTTCATGGAAATTCTCCACGCCCCATAGATTCCGGTTCATGCATACGCCACGCAAGTACATGGCCGCAACACCGGCCGTCTTACTGCCGGTCTCGGAGTTCCACGCATAGAAACCGCGGAACATCAAATCAGGCTCCCCGTTGGCAAGCTTGCCGACTTCAATCGGATTCAAGTCGTCAACCAAGAAAACAAAGATATCTCGGTCACTGGCAAACAGTGTCGTCGTATCTTTGGTGACCGGTACATGCGGATCATAAACGGCCATGCCGTTGTTAGATCCAACCATCATGCCCGGAACTTTCCAACGCCCGCCGCTCGCATCAACCAAATCTTTGATGGGCTTCAGGATCTCATGATCATAGATACGGCCATAGTCAGCACCAGTCGCCGCACGCAGTTCACCTTGATCGCCACGGCTATACACCTTAACCAAGTCGCGAGACCGGTTATGTTGCAAGCCCCACTGCAAACAGTCCGCAACCATCGGGGCGGGCAAGTCTTTGAGATAGCCGGCCGGCGCGCCCGCTAATTGAGCGAGCTGACCGAATGACCAGTTGGTTGGCATATTCTCGCCCTCAATCCCGTTTTCATCTCGGTACTCAATGAACACGTCCCCTCTCGAGGGATTGTCAGCATCGACAGTGCCGACGATGTTCATCTTGTGAGTGTCCACAATCCGAGACTTCATCTGACCGGCGTCGATCTTCTTGTGAGCCAACATGTCGTCCAGTGAAAGGAAGCGTTCATCTTCAGGCCGGTTGAACCAGTTAGATGAAACAGCAGAGTTGCCGATACCATGAGCAAAGGCGTTTGTTTGATAAGTTGCCATAACAAAATCTCCCGTAGTTATTGGCCGAGCAAAATTGCTCACTGGCGATATTCCTATAAAGCGCAATGTAATGCAAGTAATTTTTTACAAAATAAAAAAGGGGCTTTCGCCCCTCTCTTAGTTGGGTGCAGTACACCCCATTGGGTTTGGCTCGCCCTCCACTTTAGGTAACCACTTCTTTAAGAAGCGTTTGACCTGACCAAACTGGCGCTTGGCGATCTTGCGAGTCTCCGGATCGGAGCTAACAAGTTCATCGTAATGAATGAACCCATTACCGGCTAAGAACTTATCGTGGACATAAACGGCCTCAGACAAGATGTCTAGGTCAGAGTAGTCATCGATCTCACAGTTGTCGTCTACCGAGCAGACTTCCACTAATGAGTATGCAAGTTCCTCACACTTGAGAGCGTCTTTGACGATCTCCCGATGCTGTTGGTTAGCCATAGCTAAACCTCCCGTAGTTGATTGTTAAGTAACTTTCTCAGGGGCTTCCTGAGATGACTGAGATCTCCCAGTCATGTGGCCATTATCGCATACCTAATCTGGGTTGTCAAGTTAATTTTTTAAAAAGTTATTTCGGTTGGGTCACAAAAAAGCCCCGACTGGCGGGGCTTAGTGGTTAGCGGCGACGTCGTCGCTTCACGGGTTTCCTCTGGGCATTTTCCCAAGCTTCCTCCCCGTATATAAGCTTGACTATCCATTGAATCAAAAACACTAATCTTCCTCCTTTGCATAATCCATGATGAACCCAAGCTTTTCACATAGGCCGATAACATCCGCCGGCAATGAATACACGCCGTCATAGTCAACCAAAACGACGCCGTCAAACCACAGACCGCCGCTCCCCCCTTCATCACCTAACTCAGCGTGTTCAAAACCAGTCGGTGTTCCCTTTTCATCAAGGTATACCGTCCAGTCTTTCCGAGTGATGTAGCGATTCAAAAGCCCCTCATGAATTTGCATCAGATTCCTCCAGTGCATATGTGTCGCACCACCCAATGGCTTCAAAGATTTCATGGTCAGTCAGCGATGCTATGCGTTCAACGACAGCCAACCGAACTTGAGCCGGAGTAATATCACGGCCGTCTTCCTGATAGGAAATGATGGTGAAGGCGATGTCGTACATGTGGTTGTATGCAGTTTCAGTTTTCATGACAGAAACTCCCAATCGATAGCCGAATCAATCACGTCCCAGTTGATACCGTAATTAGCATCAAAGTCGTGACAGATTCTTTCCATGATTGATTCGATCTGATCCATAGTCAGATCCGGATGCCCCATCGCTTCCGCCCGTTCGCGGATGTCGTCTGGATACCAAAGGTCTTCAATGACTAGCGTGCCATTGCGTTTAACTAATTTACTCATCGCTAAATTCTCCCGTAGTTGTTAGCGAGTTTGCAGATTATGCGATTAACGGAAACAAATCAACCCCCAAAGGCTTTTCCAATCTACTGGAAACCCGCTACGGAATACCGGATCTACCTTGGTGATTCCCTCCATCTTCAGATCCAACGCGCTTTCACCTTTGTAAAGCAGGACTTCCGGTTCTGAATTCTTAGGCTGTCTTTTGATAAGCACCCAAGTAGAAGCATGACTATGGGTGTTGAGGAAGGCGACTTGATGCGGCCGCAGATCCACCGTGTTTCCCCGAGATACTTTCAGTTCAATTAGATGGAAGCGGCCTTGCTCATCACAAACAAGAAGGTCGGGTATTCCTGCGGTTAGCCAAGTTTCTAACCGCGTCAGAATCAGATTGCGATCAATCCTCTTTGTCCCTTCCCGAATCTGCTTGTAGAAGTTGCTCTCCGTCGTGTTCGTCTTCTTCTTGGTGGCTTCCTCCCACGGGAGTGACATCGACGATGCTTGACTCATAACTTCTTCTCATCTCATCCAATGCTTTCATGACTTCCTCTTTACTCATCTGATCAATCGAGCCATGTCTAATTTCTGATTTATTTACATAGATATCGCCATGAGCTTGGCCTCTACGATATTCCGCTTGGACTGCCGCTGAGTAAGCCCCGTTCTGTAAAGCTTCATCTCGAATACGTTGAAGGTCTCGCAAATGCCGCTGAAAGTTGACGCCGTACTTAGCGTCCAGTTCATCCCGATATTCTTTAATTGCCGCAACAACATGCGGACAAAATTGCGGGTTGGTCATTTCATGCGCTCGAACATGTGCGCTTGCCGGAGGGTAGCCGGCATTAATCGCGGCTTCCCGCATTGTGATCTGACCATCATTGCTGACCAGTTCCTTAACAAACAGCTCCTGCTTGCGAGTGAGCTTCCGCTGTCTTAGCCGATCCAGTTCAGCCTTCTGCGTGACAGGATCTTTCTTAACTCTGGGCATTGTTTCTCCTAACAGTAAAAAGTCGTATCAGAGTTAAAATATAGCGTTCTTTCTTATATAGAGCAAAATTCAAAAAATATTTTTTTCAAACTTCCCCCGCCTAACGCACTTTTGATTTATTCATTTGTTGGTTACATATTTGTAGTTACATGGTGTAACAGTTTATGTAACCTCTGAAAGTCTTGCTACATAAAGGATAGAGCGATTTGGTTACACGGTTACACCGGTTACGGCTATTTTTTCAAAAAAATATTTTTCTAATTTCTGAGCCATATAAGTAACATGTATTTTTTGTAACCAAAAACAAGAAAGCCCCGTGAGCCGTGGTCTCCGGAGCTTTTCCCGTTGTTACACAATCTGTAAAAGT